TGATAGAATGTACTCTGGTAGTATAGAGTATTATTCACCTACTCAAATGTTTAAAGTGATAAGATAATGGCTAATGAACAACAAAATAATAACTGGGGTGATGTTACGATTGTTAACAACAGGATAGTTATATCTGATGCTTCCGGTTCAAAAAATGTAGTATCTAGACCGAGTCAGAATCTACTTATAGAACAAAGTGAATTGTATGAAACAATCGATGATACTATTTATGAATTGATACCTACCCCACCTGTTCAGCCTAACAAACCTCCTATCGATGGTCAAGTACGTGTTGCTAACTGGAGTAAAATTATTGAATTTGGAGGCTCTACAGATCCTGAAATTGATGTTGGTGGAGATTGGGTACCAAGATATGCTCATGAATATCCTGCTAGATATGCTTTAAATCTTGTTTATAGATTTTATACTGGTGATGGACCTCTTTTTTATGTCCATAATCCTGTTAGTTATGTAGACGCTGTAACAGGGTTAGATGTGTTAGTAGATAAAATAGTATGGAAAATAGATGGTGAAGAAGTAAGTAATGGTATTTATTTGCAGATGTATAATGTAGAACCTACGCAAGGTAGAAAAGCACTAACAGTTGAACTACATAATGATGCAGGTGTAAAGACTATGACAACATATTATGAAATTGCCAATTCAGAGGAGGATAATGAAGTTCAAGGGTTTAGTTCTGAATATGAAGGATTTTACACTTATGATCCAGTACTAAAAAAGGCTGTATTTGGTGATGATCCTAGATATACACCTAGATGGATAAAATTCGAAGTACATTACAATAATACATATAATGGTGAGAATAAGAAGGGTAAATTTAAAGACTGGAAAAATCCTATTAGGGTAGACGGTAATGTTGTTCAATTATATGATGCAAGTAAAAATCCGTATCCAAATGAAGGTAGAGATTTATCTGCTTATGATTTAGAGTCAAATATTGGTGATAGCGGACTATACATATTATACCCTCCTGGACCTCTCACTATAGAAATAACATGCGAGTTCGATTACAGATCATGGGGTAAGTATAGAAGAAAATTCTATAAAAAATATGAAACTAACATAGATCCAGATTCTTCGATAACAGACGATATAAATTTAGGTGTAATTAATGTAGGTAAGACAGATCATGAGCGATAATGGATATATAAATTCGAGCCTATTAAGTACAGGCGGAATAGGAGATATTAGAGAAACTACCGTAACAGGACCTGCTATGGCTAGTGATTTAAATAATAATGTTGTGAGCTTGCCAAATGAGATAAGAGAAACAGTTGAGTTTTCAATTATGAATAACGATATTGATACCTCATCACCTGACGTATATGTACTTGTTGAAGCTTATTCAAACAATGAAAGAATAGCTTACACAAGCTTACCGATTACTGACAGTGCTTTTACTTTAAACAGCTCAAATATTAATGTAAATCTTCTAGAAGTTATTACACAACGTCTAGGGTTGAGTAATGGTATTTATGATATCAAAATTTGTGTATATGAAAATTTAATATACTCAAATGCTGATCAACTTGACTTAGGTAAGTTGCAAATAGAAGAGATATCTGATACAAGATTTGAAATCCGCACTAAAGCTTCACTACCTAAGTATGATACATCTTTTCAAGCAATATCAGAATTAAGTAATCAAGGTGATCAACCTAATACCGTTTATCCTATTATTTTAAAAGACATTGGTAATAATAAATCTATTACATCAACAAACTGGACTAGTATTGAATATGAAGATAATAATGGAAATACATCTTTTCAAACTATATTTAGAAGTATAGAACCACTTTCTTCTGTATTAAGGACAGGCTCAAGATTACATGCTATTAGAGAAATAATTACTCCGTATGTTATTCCTGTTACTGTTGATTTAGAATCTATAATTACAACACAGTTTAATGAACTTCGTGGTCCTAATTTTAAAGCTGTAGATGTAAAAAATAAGCCTGCAAAAAGTACTGTTCAAGAAACATGGAATAGTCTACTAGGGAGTGATTTACAAACCTCTCAAAATGTAGTTAATAATATACTATCAGGTTCTAGAGATGCTGAATTAAATATAGATTATAGAAAATATGAAAATTTTGTTCACTTTTCTTCTGCTGCTGAAAGATTAAAAAACTTTAAATATAAGGTAGAGTTAATAGAATATTATACATCGCAATCTAATTTTGTATCATCTCAATGGATTGGTAAACAATTTTCCACTGCAACAGCATCTGCAGAATTTTCTGCTAATAAAGCGACCTATGATACAAAGAAAGAAAATATTATATCTGGGTTCGATAACTATGAACAATACTTATACTTCAACTCTCACTCTACAGAAGATACAACATATGGGTATTTTCCTTCCGCAACATGGCCTAAGACTAATAATAAAAAGCCATATACATTAGAACATTCTACTGGCTCTTCAGCTGTATCTTGGTATAGCAGTCAACTAGCATCTGCATCCCTTTATGACGAAACTAACATTAACATGTTACGTAATTCAATCCCTCTACATATATTAGAGGACGAAAATAGTAATAGTTATGTAATGTTTGTAGATATGATAGGACAGCACTTTGATTTGCTATATAGCTATATTGATAATATGACTACAAAAACGGGTGTAGGAGAATCTGTATTTGAGGGATTAAGTAAAGATTTAGTATATGAGGTTGCTAGCAGCTTTGGGTGGAATCTACAACCTGGATTTGATAGCAGTAAATTGTGGGAATATGCTCTCGGTACTAATGAACAAGGTCAATATAATTCAGGTAACAGCTTTGTTGTTGAGCAATCTTATTCGCATGGTGACATTGAAAAACAGGTGTGGAAGCGTATATTAAATAATATTCCTTACTTCCTTAAAACTAAAGGAACAACACGAGGTATTAAAGCACTATTAAGTACCTATGGTATACCTTCTACTATTCTTCAAGTACAAGAATTTGGTGGACCTGTACTAGAAGAACAATTAGATATACGTCGAGAGATAGAAAAATTTAACTATGCATTAGACTTTTCTGGTTCAGCATATATTAAAACAGAACATAGATCGATTGATTATGATAAATCAACATTAAGTTTAACATCAACAGGTTCCGCTAATCGATATCCGTCAATGTATGAGATGCGTTTCGATATTAGCCATAAAAAGAAAATGCATCTTGCATCGTCTATGACTAATAATTCAGATGGTAACCCTAACTGGCAGTTAACATTAGAACATTCTAGTTCTGCAGCTGCTGATTCATTATACTATAACTATGGTAGATTAGTATTTAAAGTTACATATGATAGTAGTAATGAAGTTGAACTAACATCAGAATATTTACCATTTTATGATAATGATTGGTGGAATGTATCTTTTGGTGCAACAGAACATCCAGATTCTCATGCTGTAGGTTCAACAAATAATTTTAAATTACGCTACGCTAAAATTGCTGATCACTCTGACGTTCTTACGTTTAGTGGTTCTAAATCTGGTGCTTCCAATGCTAATGTAAACAGTGCATGGAGGACAGCTGGAACAGTAAAATGGGGCGGTGTGTATTCAAATGGCAGCGGTATTTTTGCTTTTAGTGGTTCTATGCAAGAAATTAGAATGTGGGCAGAACATATAGGTGATAATGCATTTTATCAACATACATTAGCACCGACATCTATTCTCGGTGATTCAACAGAGATGGCTTACAATGATTTACTAATGAGAATACCATTAGGTACAGATGGTATTTCTTTTAATCACTCATCAACAACAACAACGCCGAATAGAGCACCTAATATAAATAATAACACACCATTCATAGGAGCTCAAACATTAACACCATCTTATGTATCATGGCCTGATATTAATAACTATCAAGGTAAATCTGAAGTTTATTACGTAAATGTTCCTAATCCTGTTGGATCTAGACCTCACGATAAAAAAATTAGGATAGAAGATAACTCACTAACAGGAAATACTTTAAGTCATGATATTAGTTATGAGACCTCGTCTTACAATGCAAATGCAATAGATAATGATGAAGTATCTATAGCTTTATCTCCTCAAGATCAAATTGATATTGATATTGCAATGCAATTTGGTGGCTTACGTTTAGATGATTATATAGGTGATCCTAGAGATCAATATTCTAATTCATATAAATCTTTAACTAATATACGTAATTTATATTTTAAAAAGTTCGATGATAAGTACAATATTTGGGCATTCATTAGACTGCTATCGTTCTTTAATACAGGTGTATTCAAACAAATTGAAGATATGTTACCTGCACGTGCTGATGCAACTGTTGGTTTAATTATTAGACCAAGTATTCTGGAACGTGTAAAGGTAGGTAGTAAAGCATCATTGAGTTTTGAGAATATGCATTATACAAGTAGTATAAGCGTAACTCCTTCATTAACTAATACAATGATATCTTCTTTAAGTAGTACATTAAATGTAGGTGCTAGACCTGGTAATCCATCATATAATAGATTTGTGCATGGTATGGAATATACCTATGGAGGTTATACAGAAGCTGGTGTGTTAGAAATGGCTAGATTTGATGGTGTTCAACCTTTATATGATGATTCAACAGCGTTTAGTAATTTAATTTACGACGGATGTCAAATAACATCACCTGACTTTAATGAACCATCACCAGGGACAATAGATGGTGGACCAGCTGTTGAATATATATTAACTAATCCTAATATTTTGGTAACAACAGAAACAACACCTATACAGGGTAGTAATGTTATTGCACCAAATACGGATATAATAATACGTTAAATTGAAAATATGTATATTTATAATATATACAATAAAAATGGAGTAATACATGGGATATTTAGATAACAGTTCAGTAACGGTTGATGCCGTACTTACAAAAAGAGGTAGAGAGTTATTAGCTACTGGTAATTTACAAATAACTAAATTTGCATTGGGTGATGATGAAATTGATTATAATTTATGGGACCCCGGTCATGATAATGGTTCAAATTATTATGGAGAAGCTATAGAAAATTTACCTATGCTAGAAGGTTTTACAAATGACCCTCAAACTTTGAAATACAAATTAATAACACTACCAAAAAATACGCAAGTGTTACCTGTTGTTACAGTAGCAGAAAGTAGTGTAGTATTATCACTACCTGGTGCATCAACTATAATATCTCCTCAAACCTCTAATATATCAAATGGTAATCAACAATTAGGTTACACATTTACAGTAGGGAATGCAGATATAGTTTCTATTGGTGCTAATGCATTACCTGCTAATAGTAATATTACTAACACAACTCATACACCTGATGGTAATGCATCATCTCATACAATTGCAGCATTATCAATATTTGTAACATCACGAGCTATTACTACCACGACAACGACAACATTAACTATTACAGGTAATGAAACAGGTGGTACTATATCTATACCGATTACGGTTAACGCTGATACAGTATTAAGCTCAGGACAAATAATACAATAGGAGATATAAATGGCTATTAGAAATAATAATGCAGTACGACAAACCAGCGGTGGCGGCGGCGGTGCACAAAGGCAAAATGATGCAGCAAGACAAACAACCATGGATGAGCCGATGGCATATCAACAACAGGTTACACAAACTGGACCTCCTCCAAGTCAAGTAACTCAAGTTTTTGAAAACTTTGATCTTACAGAAGATGTTGTAGCTGGAAATGTTGCTCGTGGCGTAACAACTGGGCTGTTTACTGGTAATGATGGTCAGATTAATGACTTTTATTCTGGTTCACACGGTGCAGGTACTGCTGCAAAAGCTAAATATTACTGGGATGTATATCACAAAGCACTATCTGATGATACAACAGAAGTTCAATTCAATATAGCTTTTGGTGATATGGAAGGTTCAAGTTCTGTGAGAGAAACCGGGGCTACTGCAGGTATGTCTCCATCACGTGCTGTTTATAGTCAATTTAGAAACTTATTATTAGATGACCCATCACCATCATCTAAATTTACTTTTGGAGATGGTTCATCATCAGAACGAATGTTATTTATTACATTAAATAGATCGCGATTCAAACAAAAATTTAATGCTGGTAATTGGCAGTTAGATCTTGGTAAGTCAGGCGGATTAAAATTTCACTTAATTGATAATAGTAACGACACACCTGCTGGTACAGAGAATGGACATATTTATTACGATATTGTAAGTGGTTCTGGAACTACACCATTTGTTTCTGCATCTGCTAGAGTATACTTAGGTAAGGTTTATCCTGAACTTGGTATATTAGCACTCCACGGTGATAAAATACTTGGAGGATATGGTGTACACGGTAGTGGTTTTAAACCTAATCGCTCTGAAAATACTAATGATAACCATTTAAGTGCTTCTTTTACAGCAATTAAAGATGGTGCTAATTTTACTGCTCGCGCCGAAGAAGATATATCCTCTACACACTTCTTTGTTAGAGCAAAGAATGGACGTAATAATTTTTCAACAAATCCAACTTTTAGAGTTACAGGTTCATCTGGTCTATTAAGACACACATCTATGGTAGGAGATCCTAACGTTTATATAACAACTGTAGGACTATACAATCAGCAAAATGAATTATGTGCTGTTGCTAAATTAAGTAAACCATTATTAAAGAATTATGAAAGAGAAGCTACTATACGTGTTAAATTAGATTATTAGGAGTGTAAATGTCTAGGTTTACTTTTAAGAATATTGATTCGAAGCAATCAACTGTAAAAAAGTACACCGCACACAAGTCGTGGACTATAACAGATGAAACAGCTCCTGACTACAGTGTTGTAGTGTACTCTGGTTCTTATGGTACTTCTGCTTTTGATTCAATTAAGCATGTTTATTATGCAGATCCAAAAAATTCACATATATCAGGTGACAACCAATTCTTAGCTGAACAATATAGATGTCTTAAAGGTGATGTAGAGATTTGGTCAATACCTGCTAATATATTTGGAGATAAAGTAAAGCCTGGTTCTCTCACAATTCAAGGTGCTAGCAAAACATATAAGGATGATGAATACGGTAACTTATATTGTACAGCTAATTATAGTAATGCTAGTAACTGGCCCCCTGCACCTAAAGATTCTTTATTACATATTAATTTTGATTCTAATGTTAATAATGCTTTAGGAACAATAATAAATGATGATGGTGAGCAAATAGAGCAAGCTAACTCACGTCTTACAAGAATATTCTCAAGAAATACATATATTGATACTAGCCGTAGATCAAATGGTAGATCTCTATCATTTACTGGAACTAGTTCGTTTGCGACTGAATCTAATTCATATCTAGAAGTTATAGATAGTACAACAGATAGATGGAATTCTGATTTCTCTATACATACCTGGGTAAAGATACCAGCATCTCAAAAAGTAGAAAAAACCTTTACAGGAACTTTTGATGAATCAGGTAAGCGACAGTTACAGGATACAACATATAATGTTATTGCTTCTACTCGATTGAATACATATTCTGTTCCATGGGAAATAGGTATTACTAATAGTAATCATGATAGTGGTGCTGGTAAAATAATAGCGATTCGTGGTAAAGGGAAAGGTATTACTACAGTATTATCTTCAGGAACTTACAATTCTCATAACAATGTACATATCGTGTTTCAAAAATCAGGAAATAATATTCAACTGTATGTCGGTTCAGAATCTAATTCATCCGGTACAATTGCAGGTCTCAATACAACTGGCTCTGTAGTGACAGCTATTGACCCTGTTGATGGTATTAATGTTAATAGTAGTAATGTAAGTTTAGGTGGTAATAAAACAGGGTATATGGAGCGTACATTACAAAATTCAATAGGAGGAGAAGTACCGCCATATAAAAATGAACGTATTATTAGACCGTTTTCAGGCTCTGTTGATGAATTTGTTATATATAATCAAGCTCTATCAACTAATCAAATAAATACTTTATTTAAATATAGTACTTCCCATGTTGTTGGAAATGTATTTTATAATAATGGATTTGCTGTTATAACAGATACTCGTAATGGTTTAGAAGGTGATGATTATACTTTAACATTTAAAGGTAGTCATGATGTTGAGACACATAAGTATAGATGTACGATTGAAGATGGTGAATATAATATGACACTCAATGCAACGGCAAGAAAGACATACTCTGTAACTAATCCATACCCTAGGGGATTTGTAACAAGCTCTGATTTTACACCTTACATTACAACAATAGGATTATATAATACTAAAAATGAGTTATTAGCAATAGGAAAGCTGGCACAGCCGATAAAGAGTCCAAAGGATTTTGATATATCTGTAGATGTGCAATTTGATGTTTAGTATGAGTCACTGGTTATATAAAGGTAAAATATTAGAAGAAGCCCCTTCCGAATTCTTTGGTTTTGTTTATTTAATTAAAAATAAAAAAACAGGTAAAAAGTATATTGGTAGAAAATATTTTGGCACAACACGTCGTGTGAAAGTAAAAGGTAAAAAGCGTAGAAAGGTAATTCGTAAAGAGTCAGATTGGTCTACTTATACAGGCTCATCTAAAGCGTTGCAGAGTGATATAAACTCGTTTGGTATTGATAATTTTGAATTTTCAATATTAATTATGGGTGAAACAAAAGGTCAGGTAAATTACCTTGAGGAAAATATTCACCATAGATTTCATGTTTCTGCAAGAGATGATTTTTATAATGACTGTATTGGGCCACGTAGGTTTGCAAGAGTTAGATTTGATGAAAATATAGCTAAAAAAATTAATGATATAGTTGTTTAGTTTATAAAATTATCTTATATTTAAGAATGGGATTAATAAGTATACTTGAGACTGTATTAGGTCGATCAAAGAAAACCTCGGGCAATAATGTATCGTTTAAATGTCCGTGTTGTAGTCATTATAAGTTTAAACTTGAAATTGATTTAGCAACACAATTCTGGCATTGCTGGGTATGCAATGCTAAAGGTAGAAAGTTATATAGTTTATTTAAACGAGCAAATGCTACTCAAACGCAAATTGATGACTTAAATAAAGAGGTAGGTAGTTATATACCTAAAAAACATACTGAAGATAAATCTTCTGTTATGCTACCTAATGAATTTATTCCAATAATTAATGGTAATAAAAATAATCCTGAATTTAGAAATGCACTACATTATTTAAAGAGTAGAAATATAACTCGCGAAGATATTGTTCGCTATAATATAGGTTATTGTGAAACAGGTGAATACGGTGGTATGATTATAATACCAAGTTATGATAAAAATGGTAAGCTTAACTTTTTTACTGGAAGAACTTATTATAAGGATGTATCGTTTAAGCATAAAAATCCAAAAGTTAGTAAGGATATTATTGGATTTGAATTGCTTGTTAATTGGAATGAGCCAATCACAATAGTAGAGGGTGCATTTGATGCTATTGCTGTGAAACGTAACGCAATACCTTTATTTGGTAAAATAGTATTAGATAACTTAAAGCAAACAATTATACAAAATAATGTTAAAACAATTTATATAGGACTTGATGCTGATGCTAAAACTAAAGCACTCGAAATATGTCAGTATTTTATAAACAATGGTATTACAGTTTATTTAATTGATATGGGTTCTAGTGATCCTAGTGAATTAGGATATTATAAATTTACAGAAATATATAAACAATCAAGCCCGTTAACAGGGAGCAACTTACTTATTCAGAAGATGGGGTTAGCAATTTGAAAATAAATAAAATAGATGTTGGTTTTGATAGATTAGATAAAATTCTACACGTAGCAGATATTCATATTAGAAATTATCAAAGACATAAAGAGTATAGACAAGTTTTTAAAGAACTATATAAAGGTATAGATTTATTACCTGAAAATGCTATAGTATATGTTGGCGGTGATATCGTTCATAATAAGACAGATATATCTCCAGAGCTTATATCTATAACATCAGAGTTTTTTAAGAATCTAGCAGACAGGCGCCATACCATCGTTATTACAGGTAACCATGATACTAATTTAAATAATACAAGTAGACTCGATGCATTAACTCCTATTATTAATAACTTAAATCACCCAAAACTTCATTATCTAAAAGACTCAGGTGTTTATAATATTGGTAACGTTCATTTTACTGTATTTAGTATTTTTGATCCACCTAGTGAATTTATAAAAGCATCATCATTTAATGCAGATACAAAAATTGCATTATTTCATGGCCCCGTTAAATCATCTAAAACAGATATTGGTTATGAAGTTACAGGAGAAGAATATACAGCTGATATATTTAATGGATATGACTTATCTCTATTAGGTGATATTCATAAACGACAATACGTTGATAAAGCGAAAACTATATGCTATCCAGGCTCTTTAATACAACAAAATTTTGGTGAATCATTTAATAAGCACGGATATGCCATTTGGGATGTAAAAACTAGAAAGCCAAAGTATACAGATATAAATAATAATTTTGGGTTTTACACTATCGATGTAAAAGATGGGATAATGCATGATATATCTGATATCCCTAAGCAGCCAAGGATACGAATAAGAACTACCAATACAACAGAAGCAG